ACCATACGAGGTACGGGAACAACTGACTCAACAAGCGCAATTTTAGTTGAAGATTCTGCTGGTACTGATATGTTGACCATTAAGAATAATGGGCAAATGTTGGTGGGTGATATACAAAGTGGTGAATCATCCGCTAAATTACAAATAGACTCTACTACTCAAGGGTTCCTACCACCAAGAATGACCACAACGCAATTGAACGCAATAGAAGCTACTGCAGGTCTTGTTGTTTACGACACATCAACGAATATTTTAAAATGCTATGATGGCAGTAGTTGGAATAATTTATTTTAATAATTAGAAAATATGTATATCAAAATCAATTCATCGGTAAACCTTTCAAGCGGTTTGACAATTCCAAGCGGTAGCGTAGTAACTATTGCAGAAGGTTACGCAGATGTAAAAAGCGAGAGCGAGGGAGTAATACCTGCTCAAGTAGCTACCTTTCTTTATGCAAGTGAAGAAGCCTACACTAATGAACTCTCACCAGTTAGCGGTGTAGCTGACTTTAACCCAGTATTTAGCGGTTTAGAATTGTCGGTAGATCACTATAAAAACAAGACTGCTGAATACCTATTTATTGATGCTGTTAAAGAAGCGTTAGAAGAAGTATACGGAGAAGGGAATATTGAAGTGGTGTCATAAGACATTATAGTAATAGCCTTTTAATAATCAATTATCGTTAAATGAAAAGACTTAAATCAGGGGTTGTAAACACCTTATCTTTTGTAAAGATTAGTACCTTTACCGTAAATAGCTTTTCTATAAAGCTAGAAAAAGTTGTTGGTGATTATTCAATAACGCTATCTTCTTTAGTAGATAATAACAATTTAAACCCTTGTAAAGATTTCATTACAATAAATGTAGACTTGATATCTAACGACTTAGATGGCGGTGAATATCTTCTTACACTTATTTATGGTGATAATAATTATACCTACCTAACACATATAGAAGACTACACAACTACTCAAGATGGTAGTGGTATATATAGTGATAGCGTTAAGTTCACAGACTTGTAAATTATAGTATATGGGATTGATAAATAATATAACAGAATTCTTCGCACCGAAGACTTATGTACAAGCCACAGGAAGCACAGTTTCTTCTAATGAGTTAGAGAACACTATTCGTGATCTTAATATGCGCTACAAGCTAGGTCAAACTACTGAAGGTAGCTACATCAAGTTTGGGGTAAATGATGATTTTCCTGTTATACTAGACAAGATGCTACGACAGTCTCCGGTACATAGTGGTATACTTACCAAGAAGGCTAAGATGATTGTGGGTAATGATGTAAGTTACCAGGATGACTTCCTATCTACCAATAAGTCTAAGGCAGAATTAAAAGCGTTTATGAACCATTGTGGTGGTTCTAATGTAAGTATGTATGATGTGCTATCACACGCTGCTTTTCATTACGAGCATAAAGGTGCTTGTGCTTTATATGTACGTTGGAACAAGGAGAGAACTAAGATTGTAGAATTAAAGTCTATTGATCCTAAAGGTGTTCGTGCAGGAGAACCTAACGAGCAGGGTAAAGTAACACATTACATTGTGCGTAGATACTTCGGCTACAATGCTGCTAGTGTGCAACACAATGAGCCTAAAAAGATAAAGAGCTTTGATAAGTTTGATAAGAAAGCTACAGAAGCTCTTCTATACATTGCTAATCCGTACTCAGGGAATCCTTATTACGGAGTCCCCAACTACATTTCTGCTTATCATTATATTGCAGGTGATTTTGCATTTGGTCAACACATTAAGAACTCTGCTGAGAACGGCTTTACGCCAAAGGTATTAGCCACCTTCATTGGTAGAAATATGTCTGCGGAGCAAAAGCGTGACGAGTATGATAAGTTTAAGGAATCGTTTACTGGGCCACAGGCAGATAACTTTATAGTCTCTTGGGTGAAGAAGGAAGAAGATGCTCCTAAGTTCACTCCTATGGATGTGTCTAATTTAGATAAGACGATAGATGTATTGTCTAGACTAAACGATGCTAAGATACTTACTGCTCACAACATTACTAGCCCTACATTGTTTGGTGTTATGGTAGCAGGTAAGCTGGGAGGTACAGGTAACGAGTTAGTTACTGCATACCAAATCTTTAGAGCAACGGAAACACTACCTAATAGAAAAACCATCCTTGATGGACTAAACACCATACTAAGCACAGTTGGTTATGATAAGATGAACGTAGGTGTTGTCGAAGAAGAGATAAACTTAGAGACATTAAAAGGTGCTAACACAGAAGATATGAGCAATGGTTGATATTATATTCATAGACGATAACTACCTCTACAAAAACTTTCCTTTACCTAAACGATTAGATAGAGGCGCATTACTAGCTTTGATACAATTAGAGCAATATACATCTATACAAGATTTATTAGGCTCTTGTTTATATGAACACATAGAGGCTAAGGTTTTAGCTGAGGAATTAAGCACTAAAGAGGAAGGCTTGTTTAAGTTAGTAAAGTATTCTTTGGCTATGTATTCTGCAAAAGCAGCGATATCTGTATTGCGTAGTGAGACTGCTCGTACTAAGAATGAAGAAAGCAGGTCAGACCAAAGATCATTAGATGCCATAGCATCATCTATAGAATCTAAAACATCATATATAAATAAAAGGATTGTAAACTATATCTTAGATAATCCAATACTCAAAGCCAGGGCTACTGCTGATGGTTGTGATAATGATTTATTTGAGGCTGAAGATGTGTATCAAGATGCATCTGTATTCTATCCAAATTCTAAAACATCAGAAGACTGTTAATATTATGGACACTACAGACCTTAAAGTTTTATCATTCAACGCAGCGACAATGGCATTATCCTTTTCTGAAATAGAAGAAATATTAAAGATTCTTCTTTTAGTAGCATCTATAGGATATACTGCACAGAAATGGTACTTTATGAATAAAAGAAGAAAGGAAGGCTAATGCCTTCCCTTATTCTTACAATTCGTACCTAAGCAGGTACATTCTATTGGTGCAATATCGCACCACTTTATTTCACTTTCGTCCGTTTGTCTACGCTTCTTACTGCGAAGTATCCGCCTATCACCGTTACGCTTACCATTTCCCATAACCCTATCCATCTCTCGTTAATACTACTTATACCAAATCCTTCAAAGAAAGTCATTAGTACTAAGAAGATAATAACGGTAGCTAGTGTTAATGGTCTTACATTCTTAGATAACCAGGAATCCGTAAGAGAATCTGCCTCCCAGCGTTTAGTTATCTCGGCCTCTATACTTTGACGTATAGCTTCTTTTTCTTCAGGTGTAGATACAAACCTATCTACCACATTGGCAACTGCTTCCACAGTCTCCTTCGCAGTCGCCGATAGTATTTTCTTTAGTGGGTTCATAGGCATTATCCACTACAGCTTTCACATTCCGGATTATCGATGGAACATTGAGCGTTATCGTTTTTCTCATCGTTAGATAGTTCGTCTACAAAGTCAGCGAAGCTATCGCTAACATCAAAGTCATTTTTCATAAGGTTTATTTATTAATTAAAAAGTTGTACTCTTCTTGTACATCAAAACTTGGACAGGCTTTACCTTTGTTAAATTCATTGTGTCCGTGCAATTTAGCTAATGGATACATTTCCAATAGTGCAGATAGTAGGTTGGTTAGTGCGGTATCTTGCTCAGGAGTTCTTGTATCTTTAGGTTTCATATTCTTATCACATCCTCCTGCATATACAACGCCTATACTGCCTACATTATGCCCTTTAGTATGTGCGCCTACCATTTGTACGCTACGACCTTCCTCTATCGTTCCGTCTAGCTTAACGATGTAATGGTAACCGTTGTTTCTCCATCCTCTGTTTTTGTGCCACCGAGTAATATCTTCTGCATCTACATCTCTACCTTCAGGAGTAGCGGTGCAATGTAAGATAATCTTTGTTATTTGCCTAACAGACTTGATAAGTTTCATTACTTCGCTCTTTTAATTTCAGAAGTCCAGGAGGTGTAACATACTGCAATGCGTTGAGTATTATCCGGATATTCATCTATCATTGTTGGATCACTCATACATCTTTCGGTAAATTCGGGTCTTGTCTCCTTTAGGTTGGGAACTGGTATCGGCATTATTGTTAGTATTAGAATTAGAAAAAATAGGCTCATCCCAATAAAGGAAGAGCCAATCACTATTAGAATTTACATTTTTTTCTTTACTCATTCACTAACTTCCTGTAAGATAGTTCCGCAATAAAAGCCGTATAAATGGCGTATAAGGGACTAACTCCGAGGTAAGCATACAAGAGTAGGCTACACCAAAAAGAAAGGCACAGAACGCACGTAAATGGCTTAAACGTCAATATATTTTCCATTAACCAACCGTAAGGTTCAAAGATAAATAGAAATGCAAACATCAATCCGATGCTACTTACTAATATCCAATCGTTATAAATCTCTATCATAATCGTTCACTTATATTATCATCTTTAACATATTTCACTAATCTTGTTAACCTTTCGCCATCTTCTATACATACCACTCTACCCTTGATACGCTGACCATACACATCTTTCCACTTCAACCCTACAATCTTATTAGTCATTGTAGAATATATCATCGTTATGATAAGGTTTGCAGCAGAACCTCCTTCTTTGTAATAGTGCAGGAATTTTTCACACACTCGCATTACAGCCTCATCAATTAAGGCTTGTTTAAGCTCCTTATCACCATTGGTAATAAATGCAGAACCTGATATCTCTATTGCTCTTTGGTAGATAAACGCACCTAGTGGTTCAGTAATCCTACCTTGATTTAAAGACAACACAGCTTCCTCTTCTATATGCTCTTTATTATACCGAGTATTTCTCTTCAACCTTATCGAGTATTGACACTATTATATGTATGTAGTCACCCAATTCTGAAGGTGTGATGTTGAGTTCAAATCCCAACCGAACCAAAGTGACGGGTATATTGTGCCGTACCAGTTTATCGACTGCTTCGTGTATATCGAGGATGAAATTTGCCTCATCGTCAGTAATTTGTTCGTATTGGTCATTAAGGTTCATTTCAGTAGCTTGATCTTAGGTTGTCTGCTTTAACTGGGTCTATTTCAGCAATACGCTCTATAAGTTCTTTTTCTTTCCTGTAGGCTTCTTGTATCTCTTCTACCGTAGAATCAATACCTATATTGGTAAATAGAACTGCCATCTCCTCAAGAAGAATATCTACTTTAGACCTAATTAATTTACAAGTGTGGTAATTTCTATTGCTCTCCATTATTTATTCCGTAGCATTTAACTTTAACCAAGAACGTATCTTTCGGAAGTTCTTTGTCAATTTTAATATCAAGCCTTTTGTAGTACTTGTTACCATCGTCTTTAACCATACCCTTATCAACGAGAGTATCAGAAAGAAATTTCGAAACAAGAATAACATTATCAACATCGTGCCGAGAATTGTACCTAATACTGATCTCGTAAGAATCAAAAGAAAAGTGATCGTACCTCTCCAACTCTTCTTTACAACATTTGCTATATTCATCTTTGTGTTTTTTTCTTATTGCCCAATGCTTCCCTGCGTAGTATGCATTTAGGGAAGGCGGTTTAGGCAGGTTTAATTCTATTTCAATCGTATCGTTTAGCATCTTTTATATGTAAGTATCCCACCTCCTTATCGATAAACTGTCGATTAGAAAAGTGGGATGTTTTAGGCATACCTCTTGTCTCCCAGGAGATAGGCTCTCCGTGGTGTAGGTTAAAGCCAAATACACCTTGTGGTGTTTGACAAACGTATACTGGTTGAGTGTTATGCACTTTAGCCCTTAGAAGTAGAGCTTCATACTTAGGCTTTTCTATTAACAACTCATCGTAGTGCTTATTGCGACACTTCAGTTCTATATCGTAGTCGAACCATTCGCTGTAGCAGTCGTATTGTGAATTGCTAAATTCAGACCATTCTAAGTCCGGATAGAAATTATCTTTCAGGTAATTAAATAGATCACTCTCGTTCTTCTTCCAGCTCATATTGGCGTTGTATGGCAATCTTTAGTAGAATGAGGTATCCTATTAAATCTTGGACGGTATCTTCGGTAGCATCGGTTATCCCTTTTGATTTGATACGCATTAGCTTATCGTCTATACGAGCGCATAGACTATCTACTGCATTTCCTTTAGAGAAGATACCTACGGGGTTAAGGGCTGAGTCCCCGTAAGCAGCGTTCTTCTCCAAAAGCAGGTCTGTTACTTCCTGCGATGTCTTTATAATCAAGTCTTTAGTACTATTCATATATCTCTAATATAGTGATTTATTGTGACAATTCCACCTCAAATTTATAAACCTTTTGCACACCTTTAGTTTCTATAACCATCCTTCCGTTGGAAGGGTTTAGGAAGATGTAGTTCTCAGAACTTCCGGTATAATCCGTTATGTCCACTTTAAATTCTTTTCCGTTAATAGACATCTTGTTCCAGTCTATCACTTCCACCTCCTTTGCGGAGGGGATGTTAAACTTTAGGTAGGCACGAATCATCTCGCACCAACTTTTTCTATAGGCTTCTGACCAACTTTTCATATTATAACAAAGGTTTAATTTTTTCTGCTATTGCTTGTACTACATCTACCGTAACTGCGTTACCGCATTGCTTATAGCGTTGGGTGTTGCTCATCTTCTTAACCTCCCCATCGTAGTTACCGTACTCGGTATGGTTATCGGGAAAGCCTTGTAGCCTCTCGCACTCTATAGGGGTTAGTCTTCTTATGCGGTAGTTAGGCTCTACTACCATATTATCCTTTTGCACCGCAGTAAGTGTATTGCTCTTGCCTTCTTTGTTTATCTCAAGCTCTTGCTTTATAGTACCATCTTCTTGGTATCTACCTCGCTGCGCTGCTATCATTGGTTGCTCTTGTACAAATTGGTCGGTATTACCACCTCCACCACTTGATGAGTGTATTGTTCCTGCCTCATCTTTTAGGTGTCTATCCGTTACCTTGCCTTTAGCATCTCTTGTATAGCCTATGATTTTAGGTTCTACTACTTTAACCCCATTAGGGTTAGAGCTTCTTATAGTAAAAGCATCCTGCCCCTCTTTACCTATAAGCGTTCCGCTTTTTGCGGCAAAGGTTTTAGAGCTTTGGCCTATTTGTACTGGCTGCACTACTGCTTGATTACAAGAAGTCTCTAAGGTTTGAGCTTTACCCTTACCTACTCTACCTCTACGAGTCTCGCTATTCGGTTGGGAGAGGTTTATACTATCGCCCTCAGTAGCCTCCTCATAACCTTTAGAGGTTGCGCTTTTTACTTTTAGTAAAGGCTGTCCGCTTCCATCTTCTCTAGCTCTAGCAGCTAATGTAGGACAGTTATTATCTTTACGAGGTCGCCAGCCCTCATCGCTACGGTAGTCTCCTATTTCTTCAAAGGTTGCGCTTTTTACTTTGATGTAGTCGGCATCACTTGGTAATTTATGGTAACCAGCTACAAGTGTAGAGGCTTTAGTAGCTTCTCGCTCATTACCTCTCTTGTCAGTAATTCTTATTTCTTGTGCATACTGTTTACGTTCAGTAACGTACGATCCGTTACCATCTGCTCCGTATCTTGTGGTAAGGGTACAGGTGTTTCCTTGTTGTCTCGGTAGGTTAGTATTCTCTCTTGAGCCTTCTCCGATAGGAAAAACTCCTCGCCAATTTCGTTTGGTTTTTGTAGAATATCCGACAAGGTATATGCGCTCTCGGTTTTGGGGTAGAAACCACGATGTATTAAGCAATTGCCATTCAAGTCTATAGCCCCCAATGTTGGCAAACGCTTGGAGGATTGCCGCAAAATCTTCGCCAGAGTTTGAGGAGAAAGTTCCTTTAACATTTTCCCAAATAAATACTCTTGGTCTGCATTCGCTGATAAGGCGTATTGCTTCAAGGATAAGGCTTGATCGTTCTCCTGACATACCTTCACGCTTTCCAGCAAGGCTGAAATCTTGGCAAGGACTTCCAAAGGTGATAAGGTCAATTCTTGGTAATTCGTTTCCTCTAATATCGACAACTGATCCGACATACTTACTATTTTTAAATTGTTGTTTATATACTGCTATTGCGTGTTTATCTATCTCGCTAAAGTAACTATTGACTTTATACCCTGCTCTTTCAAAGCCGAGATGAAAACCCCCTATTCCGGAGAATAGGTCTAATTGATTGATTGTTTTTCTTCTTCCCATATCTTAAAATTCTAATTCTTCTTGTTTCGGTTTCGGTAATTCTAACGGTTCAGGTTCGTAGTTAGGGTCTTTATAAGCATAGACCTTATTGTCTAATTCATCCAACTCGTAGTACCTATTCTTTATCTTATCATAATACATAGTCACTACCCCTAGCTTACCTACAATCTTAGGTTTAGCTTTCACTATAGTAATCTCTACTTGATTAGGTTCGTAAGGTACGCCATTTGCATCTTCCAATCCAAACGGACAACGCCATATATTTATAACCATCATACCCTTTCTAGACCATTGCATACCTCCGGCTATATCATTCATAGTAGGCTTATCTATATAAGCTATACCATTCTTATATTTAGGTTGTTGGTGTTTAGTGTGTACGGTAAGTAGTGTGTGGTAGTTGTTATCTGCACTATGTTTCCTTATGCGAGTAAGCACTTGGCCTATAGCGATATCATCTCGTACACCTTGAGATACATCGGTCTTTATTTCAGTAAACGGATCAATTAAACAACCTTGAACTTTTATCCCAAAATCCTCCTCGATGTTCGTTACACAGCTATAGAAACCTTCTACGGTTAGGTCTTGCAAACCACTATCTATAATATAGAAGTGTTTGTCTATAAATTCTACAGCTTTGTCGGATTGTTCTTGAGTAGCCATTAACTTATCGTTCACTAAGAATGGCTTACGAAGGTATACCCAAAGCAGTTCAGCGAATACTTCTGTGGGAGAACCAGTCTCAGGAGAGTATACTGCCCACTTCCATCCGCTATACTCGGAGAGGTTCATCATCACCTCAAAAGCGAATTGGGATTTACCCTGATGCGCCCCTGCGTATATGTAGGTAGTGCTACCTAGCTTCATTGAGTACTTGTCGAATAGCGAACCGAATCCAGTCCAAGCACCTTTGCTTACTCCGTTCTCACGAAGTTCTGTTAGAGAATCTTTTAACTCCTCAGCCCTATAGATAAAATTTCTCGTTGTCATAAATTGTCTTCTTTATAATAAAATGATCTACTAATTTCTTCTCTTTTATACACTTCTGCAATCTTTACATCGCTGATGCTATTTGCAGTTAATCCTTGGTGTACCATAAGTTGCATCATAAAACCCACATCACTATTCATCTGTTCTATAGATTCAGCTCTAGAAACGAACTCAATGTCTTTGTAGTTATTGATATAACCGTTACCGCGTTTCCTCTTCCAGGACAATCGTCCGTAGTAATGGTATATCATTTGTCCTTGTTGTTCTTCACTCATATTTCCAATTTTAATTTATCTTGAGTCAAAGCGTATAAATCACCTCTTCCTAAATTTATTATATTCTCTTTTCTTTTTAATTCCCAATCATATGCAAATCCTCTAAATTCATAATTAGGAAAAGTGCCAACCATAAGAGCATACAGGTCTATTTCATTATTCTTCCATAAAGCACATATAAGTTTACCTGTATTATAAGATGTTGTTTTTACATCTACTTGATAACCATTATAAATACAATCTCCTGTATCTGTATCTTGATTAGTAACTTTTACTTCCAAGTCAGGATATAGGTTGTGAATCTTGCAAAAGGCAATTTCTCCTGCTATACCTTCTAGGTCTACAAACTCGTTTGATTGATCACCTTTCTTCGCATCAACTATTCCTTTTTCTCTATTTATATCGTATCTGCACTTTGCGATATATTTAGCAAGTTTTTGTTCTGAATCGTTTAATTTAACTTTCATCACATCTTCATTAAAACGCCTCTTTCATTAGAACCTCAATATACGAAGATACCTTTGATACTTGCGTATCAGGAGTGCTGAATTAGTTAATTGATTCTGTAGTTCTTCTGTCCAACCAAATCTACTGGCTTGTATGGTAAGATTCACCTGATCAATCATCAGCATCTCAAGATACTTCTGAACCTCCCTGATATGTTTGTACTTTCTAATCATTCTCTATTCCGTTTTGATCCCTATCTCTAAGGCATAGTTCTATAATTGTCATAGGCTTATTGCAGTTGCAGGTCATTGTAAATTAATTGTAGGGTGAGCGTATACATACATTAGAGCCAGTACGCTTAGAGCTAAAGTGCAGATTGTAAATACCATCAAGGCAAATAGAATCTTTGTGGCTTTTTCTTGCTCATTCATCTCTCTTTGGTTTTAAAAACAACTTCTGCATCTTCCCACCATCCGAAGTTATAATCTTTTTTGTGTCTTTTACTTTCAAAATAAAATGTACACATAGAGCCGTTCTTCTTCCTTACTTCCATATATTGTTTAGAGGTCAAAAAAGAAACTTCTAACGCTTGTTCCCACTCTCCACTTTTAATATCTATAAAGTTGTTTTTGCTTTGCCCTGTGGTTACTCTAAATTGTTGCTTACTATTTAATCTTGTTTCCATCTCTCTTTGGTGTTAAAGGTTTCCATTGATTTTGATATGTGCATAGCAATTTCCAATGCTTCGTGCTTCCACCTTGTGTTCAAAATATCATTATCGTATTGTGGATAAGGGATTTTTGCAATCTTATACTTGCCGCCCAATTCCGTATTCACTACATTCCAAGCATTTTTACTTTGTGAGTGTACTACTTTTGTTTTCATCTCTCTTTGGTTTTAAA